TCCTTGGGTAAATTAACGGTCAATGCCACGGCGCAAGCGAGCAGCAGCAAACGCTGCCAACACGCCACCAATGGCGGGGTTTATGTCGTATCCGGTTTGGTCAGCAACATACAGTGCCGCTGTTGCCGCGATAGACACATACGTTCCCCATCCCGGAAACCAGTCCAGCGGGTTCAGCATCATCACCCAGCGGTTAGGGGCATATTGCCGTGGGCGGATAGACGCGACAGACGGGGCTTGCTGCATCAGTTCGGGTGGGATTGTCGGATTGTCGAAATCCCCCATAATTTCCGGTTCGGATGGCTGTGGTGCGGGTTCTGGCAATAAATCCCCGCGCCACATGGCAATTTCTTTGTTGCGACGGTTCAGCAAGCCGCGTACCTGCACTTTTTTGCCATTGACCGTGACTTTTGTCCAAACCCTGAACTGCTCAACAACGGCTGTAAAATTCCCAGAATTGACCATTCGCAGCAAGGTTGACTTGCCAAATCGCGTTTCGCCGACATTGAAACAGAAGCTCACTAAAGCGTCGAATTGGTATTGCTCCAGATTGACTGCCACCAGACGGTTAACGGCATCCTCATAATCCGGCAAATCCTGTGCCAGAATTGCATCCACATCATCGCGGCTGATTTCCTCACGCCAGTTGATCCTCTGCCCAGTGGCGCGAATCAGGATATAGCCCTGTGCCAGCTCTTGTTGCGTGATCAAATGACCCACGCCAATCGTCGGCAATCCGGCGGAATCGTGGTACATACGGGTCTTAAAACCCTCCAATTCGGTCAGCATTTGCCGACCCAATACGCTCATTTTCATCTTGCTACCTCCCGGTAGTAATGGTTACTTCAAGCCCACCCGCAGCGGGAATTCACGCCAGAATTGTTCCCAACGCGAATACACCCGCACCCCCGCGTAATACAGCCATGCCGCCGACCAACCATCCTCCAGCAAGATGTCGTAAAAAATCCGGTCAATCTGCGCACGGGTAAACGGCATAGCGGGGTCATCCGCGAACTGGCACAGCGCGTCATGCACCAAGCTGGCAAAATACGTGCGGGGGAATCCCGTCAGTGGGTTAGGCGCACCATCCGGCGTACCAATGATGTGACCGAATACGCTCCACTTCGGGCTGCACCCATCCCACGCATAGCCGCCTTCAATCGTGATCGTTCCCTTATCATCAATGCTCAACCACAAACGTCCTGCGCTATCCGCGAAGAACTCGGTGTTGTATTGGCTAAAGCTGAAATCCGGCGGTTGCCGTGCCTTGTAAGTCGCTGGCTGTGCCAAACGGTACTTCCAGATTTTTCTGGGCATATTGCCTCCTGTCGTCTCACGACGATATGTTGTTGATGTGCGTTAAGTTGCGTTAGCGTTGGCGTTGTAATCATCCGGGCGTTCCAGCTTCACACTGGTGGTCAAACCCGATGAGGCACTGAGGGTGTGAGTCACTTCCACCACAATCCAATCCCCATCAATCCACGGGCGGATCCCCGTCACCGGCATACGGGTTTCAGCGCGTAGCCCCGGCATTCCGTGCTGAATATCCAGCTCCAGCGTTTCCGCCCCTCGCTTAAGGCGTTTCCATTCCGCTTCCGCAACGGCTTTGGCGGTGGCTTCGTCGGGCTGTGTATCTTTGATCTTGTGGATATTTTCCGTGCCGACAGGTGATGCGTCATATTCCGTCACCACCGTGCCGCTTTTGCTGACCGTCACCTTGGTCAGTTTGTTTTTGCTGTAGTCATAAGTCAGCGCCTCCACTCCCACGTATTCCTTGCGCCCCGCTTCCGTGAAATGGTGTCCCGCAATCTGGTTGCGGTTGATCGGCACAACAGGCAACGTCTTGCCACTGGCACTGAGCGATTTACCTTCCTCCACGAACACCAACCGCCCATCCGCAGCCTTGGCAACCGCGTCGTACATCTTGCCCACGCGGGTCAACAGGTTCAGGTCAGATTCGGCGGTTTGGTCGAGGTGCGCGATAGGCGTATTGGCGAGCTTGTCCGAGATAGCAGGCTGCAACTTATTGTCAGTGGCTATTTGGGTGACGATTGCACCCAGCGTGGTCTTGTCCCACGAACGGGTTTTCGACCCCTTGAAACCCGCTAGAATGTCCGGTGCTTTGGCGCGAATCGTGATTTTATCCGATACGCCGCTATGGGCAACCTCATCGACAACGTACTTACCATGAAAGTGCAGTGGCTCACCTTGATAGCCCAGCCAGACTTGCAGCTCCACCCCGCGCCGAGGTCTGACCACACCCGCGTCGGTATCATCAACCGACAATTCCAGCGAATCCGAATCCATGCCGCGTTGGTCGGTGACGGTGAGATCGAGCAGCCGCCTTTGCAAGGTGTCGGTGATGTCCTTGCTGTTGGCGGTGATCTTGTAGATTGGGGTGGCGGTAGTCATGGCATCAATCCCACAGGCTCACGACTTGCGCCACCAGCGGCGCAGACACTTGCAGGGCAGGGAGTCGGATAACCACACCTTCGGGTAAATGCGTGCCGTAATCGGCAATGCTGGGGTTAGCCACCAGCACGGTTTCGGTGTTTCCTTCCACGCCGTAGTGGGCATAACACACCGCATCTAGCACGTCGTTGGGTTTGGTGATGTACTCAGAATAGGGCATTGGAAACCTCGCTTTTTATATTGCCCCACGTCCGCGTCAACCGCTGCTCAATGGTGTCGTACTCATCGACTTTGCGCAGCTTCAAGCTGAATTCGATCTTGCGTGGACGATTGCCCAGCAACTCTTTATGGGTTTCGTCCACGCCGGTGATGATCCACTTTCCCATGAGATCACCGACCAAACTGGAAGCACTGATGACAATCAGCACTTGCGGCTTGCCTTCCGCCATCATGCTACGCAGGTAGGTCAAGCTCAGTGGGGCGAGAGCGCCGCAAATTTCTGGGGCAATCACGCCAGGGAGTGTAATGTCATCATCGCCGGGGCCAAGGTGCTGTTGTGCAGCACGTCGCCCCACGCGCTCGTGCTGGCTCCAGCGTTGCGCGGTGGTGCGCTGTAGTTCTTGGTACGCCACGCCCGTTTCGCGCAAGCCGAAAATGAATTTTCCGAGAATCATCTGCATTAGTCGTGCATCCTCCCACGCTGCCGTGCCTCATTGCGCCGCGCTTCCTCACGCAACACGCGCTGCACTTCTGCTGCGATGTCTTGCGCATCCATGCCTGGTGCTGCGTTGATCGTGATGCTAATGGTTTGTTGCGGGGCAACCGCAGGGGCGGGGGCAGGGCGTGCGAATGGCACAACGTTGGCACGTTCGCCCAGCTTGCCCACGCCTTCGCCTTCCGCTTTGCTCGACAACGCTTGTGCAAACAGCGGGTCATTCGCCGCCATCGCCTGAAAATCCTGTATCGCGGGTGGCATCTGGTTGGTGATCGGCGTGACATACCCCGGCTGATGCGCCATTAAGTAGGTTTTCCCCGCCATCGTCAGCAACTCCGGCCCCAACTCGTTGACGCGGTAGAACCCACCGGGCGCAACACTGCCACCCGTGGCACGACTACCATCTAAACGTTGCTGCACCACAGGCGCGAGGTTTTTGATAGCCTCACGCGCTTGTTGGGCATAGTCAGCCGTGGATGTGCCATACGCATCATGGCTATCAGCACCGCGCAGGAATAGCTTATTTGCCCCGCCAACCCCTTTCAGATGGGCGGCTTTGGCGTAGGCGGCAATTTTGGCAGGGTCATCATTCTCACGAATTGCACCCGACCGGACACCCGCTTGAATATTGCGATTGGTGTACTCGACAAACTTCTGGTCTTGCAGGGTTTTGTTTGCCAGAAACGCCGATTGACCACCCGCTAACTCCCAGTTACTGGCATTGGCAAGGAACGCTTTGTGATAACCACCCTTGTACCACTGGCTACCCGCTGCGGCTTTGGCAGCGCGTAACCGCGCCATATTCACCAACCCGCTTTCTGCCAGCGCATCCGCCCCGAACTGGTACTGACCAGAGAAACCGAAAGAGTTGACCGACCCCACATTACCTTTACTTTCAGTCATCATGGTATTAGCAGCATAAGCGCGGGTTTGCGCCTCATTCATACCCATCAAGTGACCGGATGCTGAAAACCCCAAGGCGGATTGTACGGCATCAAACTTGCCCCCAGCCTTATTGGGTTGCTGCACCGCTTTGATGGCTGACCCAACCGCAGACGCAATACCGCCACCGGGCAACACCGCCGCCAGTGCACCAGTAACGGGAGCAGGCAAGCTAGGCAGGGCATTATTGGTGGCTTCAAACGCCTTGCCGATGTTTCTTGCTAAATCATCACCCTTGAAAGCATCCGCCACATCTGACCACCAGCCCTTGAGCTTGTCGCCGAAACCGTCTAAAAAGCTGAACAGCTTGGGTTGCGCAACTTCCATGCCTTGCTTCATGCCATCGATGGTGAATCCACCGATTTCGGCAAAGACACGGGAAGGGGAGTTGATGCCGAGGATGCCTTTCGCGCCGTCGATAATGTCGCTACCGAAACCCGTTATCCAATCCAACGCAGCGGATGCGCTGCCTTTCAGTCCATCCAGCAAACCATTGATAATATTACCGCCCACTTCCAGCATTTTCGCGGGCAGCTTCACAAAGAACTGTAAAATGCTGGTAGCCATATCTGCTGTGAACGTAATGATTTTTTGCCAGCCATCCCAAAATGCCTTGGTAACGCTGTCGATCAGACCAGAAACCCACGTAATAAATGTTCCCCAGACGGCTTGCACGTCTTCCCAGAACGCCAGCAGCATCGGCTTGATCGTGTCCCAGTTGGTGTAAAGCAGGTATGCACCCGCTGCGAGTGCCGCAATCGCTGCAATCACCAACGTGATCGGGCTGGTTAGGATAGCCATTGCCACCCCGAAGGCGGTGGTAGCGGTGGTCATCACCCACATTGCAGCGGCACTGATTCCCGCCCAAATGGATGATAGTGATAACCCCGCAATCCATGCGCCAATCGGCGTAAGCTGAAATGCCGTCCACATCGCCGCCATCTTCAAATACGCGACATAGCCAAGAATACCCAGACCGATTGCACCAATCGCCAGCACCAACGCCTTGCTCTTGGTACTCATGTTGTCCCATTCGAGGTAGACATACCGCGCACCAATCGCCAGCCCGACAATCAACGCCACCAGCAGCCCGATAGGGCTTGCCAGAAACGTGATAATGCCCAGCAATGCACCCAGACCTTGCAGGAAACCGGACAGGGCAGCGATAACCCAGCCACCCGCCAGCACCATTGCCAGCTTGTCCCAACCGCCGATGAATTCCGCGAATTTCGACACGAACTCGCCGATTTTCAGCACCGTATCCCACACGCCCTTGCCGAATGCCAGCACGTTATCCATCACCACCGGAATTTTCTGTGCCGCAGAATCCAGCCAACCGCGTAACGAACCATCACGCGCCTTGCCGCTCAACCACGCCAGCCCTTGAGAGAGTTTGTCAAAGGCAGCGACCAACACACCGGAAATCGTGGCGCGTACCGTGCCTGCATTGTCGGACAGGTAACGCCCAATCACCCCGAACACATCGCCGAACTGTTGCCGCAGCAACGGCAAATGCCCACGGATACTGTCAAACGCCGACTCAAAAACCGCCCACAATTCCTTGCCTGCATTGGTTAGCAATTTGAACGGGCTAAGCGAAAACGCAAAGGTGAGGGCAGGGAGGGCTTTACCCAAATCCAGCCCCGCCAATGCCGACGCAACCCGCTTGCCAAATGCCAGTGCCTTTTCCGCCCCTTGTTCAAACAGCGGCATCAAGCGGTTGAAATGCGCCTTGAGGTTGGCGACTTGTGCTTGTATCAGCGGCAACCCTTCGGCTTTTAGCTTCGGAAAGCCACCCCAGTTCTGGAACTGCTGGAATACCGCCTTGATCTTGTCTTGGATGTCGGGCAATAGCTTGCGCCAATCCACCAGCGAGGCGGTAACACCTGCCAGCAGCAGCGGCAATAGCCCCACACCCGCACCCACAGCAAAAATCACATCACGGAACAGCCACAAACCCGCCGCACCCGCGCCGATCTTGCCCAAGTTCTCCCAACCACCGACGAAAGCAGAGAGTTTGGTGGCGGCTTCCCACACGTCATCTTTGAGTTGATTGGCAGTGGTGCTGGCAAGTCGCATGAAGTCCGCCGCCTTTTTGCCCCATTCTTCCACCTTGCCAGACTTGGACAGCTCGGTGATCATGTTCAGCTTGTCTTGCAAGCCATCTTTCATAAAATCGAATAAACCCGCGTTCATGAACTGCATTTGCAGGTTGTTGAGCGCATCCTTGGTGTTGGAGGTTAAGCCTTTCCACGTCTTTGCCAGCTTCGCTTGTGCGCCGCCGTAGTTGTCATTGAGTATTTGCGTCAGCACCCGCTGAATCTGGGCCCTGTCATTATTCAGCACTTGCAGCTTTTGCTGGATGCCGTTCTTGTCGGTGTACTCATATTGGATGTAGTCAGTGCCTTGAATCGCACTGCCTTTGATACCGAATTCTTTAAGGCGCTCGTTCTCGCCCATGATTGCGTCAGCCATCATCTCGACGGCTGACATAATGTCTTTGCCCATTGCCGCAGCGGTGTCGCCCATCGTGCGTAGGCTGCCATCCATCGGGTCAATGCCGTAGGCTTTCAAGCGGTTGAAACCTTCGGTGATACTGGCAGTTTCAAACGGCGATTCCTGCATGAAATCTTTCAGGAAATCCTTCGCTTTGCCGATTTGCTGCTGATCGCCGCGGTACAGCGTATCCAGCACCACGCCCATCGACTCAAAATCAGCGGTGACGTTGGTGGCATTGGTCGCCATCGCGCCAACCCCAACCCCGCCCACCGCCGCCAGTGCTGCACTGGCTTTACCCGCCATCCCCACCATACTGCTAAGTCGGTCGGTCGTGCGCTGCACCGCTGCTGACACCCGCTCAAAGCGGCTGACGCTGGCAATCGCCGCATCCGCACTGCCTTTGACTTTGCCAAAGCCACCCACCACCCCTTTGAGCGGGGCGGTCACTTTGTCTACCAGTTTGAGGATAATGCTGAGGTCTAGGGATTTCACTTGTTAGCAGCCTTGGTTTCCGCGTCTTGAATCTCGCAGGCGATGTCGTACCAGTCGTACAGCTCATCCAGCGTCATGCCCTCCATTTCGGACGGAGGCCATGCGCCGATGTTTTTGTTGATGATTGCCCACGCATAACGCACGTCGGGCAATGCTTCATCTAGCCCCCGAACACGTCTTCGCTCTGCGACTCTGCCAAAAAAGTGAGTACCGCATTCATCAGCTTCTGCGAATCACGCACCCGCATCTGCCCAAACATCTGCGGGGTGATTTGCGGCTCAGTGATGCGGCTCAACAGTTTGGCGTGAGCCACGTCATTCATCAGGTAGAGCGGGGTACGGTCGGCGGTCTTGCCCAGTTGCGCCGAGGTTGGCTCGTTGACCGTGATTTCCCAGATTTCCTTGCCATCGCTGCGGATCAACGGCTTTTTCAGCTTCACTATAATCTGGGTTTCGTCTTCTGGATTAGCATCAACAGTGGCTACTGTTTTATCCAGCAGGGCTTTATCATCTTTGTCATTCATATCAGTTCCTTGTCGCTTCACAGCAATAATTAGTATTCAAGCCCAATCGCTTTACGGCGTTGCGCAGTACGGTCAACACCGCCCACACATTCTACGCCCGATTGACGGTCAATAAAGACCAGCTCCACGCCATTGCGCAGGTATTCGTAATGGCTGATAGCAATCTGCACCTTCATTTCAGCGGATTTTCCGCCTTCAAGGTCGCCTTGATCGACTTCACGCCAGCGCCCGTGCATCACCACCTGAATGTCGCTGAACCCACAGTCATCGCTTTCCTCGCTACCCATCAGGCGCAAGCGCACACTGCCGTGGTTGCAGATGCCCCACTGGCGCAGGATCTGCTCGTCGAACTCTTCCAGCGTGAAACTGGCTTCGAGCTTTTCACCGCCGAGGTCAATTTCAATCGGGCCGTCCATAATGTCGGCACGGTATTCTTCAAACTTGCGCGATAACTTGGGCAGGGTGACGTTCTTCACCATGCCCGCTTTGCCCACACCGTCGTTAAACAGTTGAAAGGCTTTTACCTTTTTTGGCATTGCCATGTTTGTTCTCCAGTCGTCTCACGACAATTGACGTTGTTTTAGAACAGGTTCACCACGAACTCGTCGGTGATGATTTGTTTCTGGGTCAGATCTTCCAGCGGTGGCACTGGCGTGTAGTTGCGACTGATCACCAGCTTGCCGTTCATCAACGCACTGGATGTATTGTCGTCCTGCTTGATCCAGCACTTACCACCGAGGATGTAGCCGTCATTGGTAAGCTGTTGGTACTTCTGGTTGATGCTGGCGATGATGTCCAATACCAGACCTTTACTCATCGGCGCATCCACGCGACTGAACATCGCCTGCGCGAACGAGTACCCCAGCACGTCACCCGTGCGGCGGTAGTTCTCGAACACGAAATCAGAACCTTGCGGTGCGGTAGTGCGGTTGCCCCAGAAGCGTTGCCCTTGCTCGTTGATGAGTGTTGTCACTTCGTGGCTGTTGAGGTAGTGCGCGGCGTGGTCGCTGGTTTGCAGATTCCAGCTCACGTCATGACTCAAGCCGCTGACACCCAGCACGGGGACGTTGGAAATCGTCTTGTGCCAACCGATGTCGTTATCCAGCTTGGCGCGTAAACCCAACGCACGGGCAGAGGCGTACAGCGTCCCCGTGCTGTTTTTGAAGTCGGGCCAGATCAGCATCACGCGGTCGGACCCGAAGTTGTTACGGTACGTGACCGCCTCAAATTCATCGTCTGCTTCAACACCCAGATAGGCGAATGCCAGTAGGCGTTCCGCCACCGCTTCGAGTTCTTTTGCCACGTCTAGGTTTTTGTCCAAACCCGGTGCGCCGATGATGCGCGGGGTGAACCCGAATCGGCTTTGTGCTGCCATCAGCTTGTGGCAACCCGCTTGCACGTTCGCCAGCAATTCGGCGGGATTGGTGGAATCCGCCACCCGTACAATCGCGGTGAGTGGAGAAATCCCTTGGTCGTAGATGGCATCCAGCGTGTGCGCCAGCGTACCGGTGTCACCCGCTTTGCCGATCAGTTCGAGGTCGTAACCCGCGAAACCCGCCACATCACCCAAGGGGAATACGGTATTGTCGGCATCATCCGCTACCACGATAGCACCGACCACAGCGGTTTCCATTGTGCGGATGTAGCGGGGGCCTTCGCTGTACTCGAAGGTACGCGAGCCGTGGAAATAATCAGTTGGCATCGTTTTTCTCCTGCGTTTGCGCTTCAATCACCGCTGCTGCTTGCGTCATCGCTAGCAGACCTTCGATCACCGCGTCTTCGTCGCTGACTCCTTGCACGTGTTGCACAGAGCGCAATTCACCCGCTGCCAGCATCGCGCCCACGCGCTGCATCAACGGCAGGGCAGGCTCGACCGCTGCCCGCACGTCCGCCAGCGATTGCGCTGCTGCCAGCCGCTGGTAAACCTGCATGTGTATATTCAGCGCGGCACTGAGCGCGTTGGCGGTTTTGCCGACTAGCGACATTCCAGCGCGGGCGTGATTGCCGTCGCCGAATTTCGCCGCGATGGCGTTTTGCACACCGCGTTTTTTATCCGTGCTGTCCAGCACAATCTCAATGGATTTTGCGTCTGGATACTGATTGCGGTAAAAATCCTGATGGATGCTGAGGTCTAAATGATATTCGACGATATGTCCGTCAATCTTTAAATGTGCCATTGCTCAAACCTCACTCTGATTAACATACGGAAAAATACCCCATCCATCTCCATCCGGTACATAGCCCGTCACTATCCCTGGTAGCGCAATCAAAAACTCGGATTCCTGCCCTGCCGCGCCATTGAACATGCCGTGCATCATGCTGTACGTGTGATGCCGACCCCCAGACCAGTTTTGATTCCTGTTGATTATTAGCTGCGCCCCAGCGGGTGCTGGTTGCGTTCCTGAAAACATTGCCCCGGTTGGTTGTAAACCGGAGATGTGTTTGATGACGCAACCCAACGTGGACTCGCCTGATGATGTATTAACGCCTTGATACGGAGGTAACGCATACGTCATACCGACTGGAATACGCACCTTCATTCGCCAAATCCAGAAGTTGCCGCCGAAGTAGGTAGTGTTGCTTTTGATCGCGTTCAAAAATTCCTGCGCCAGCGCGGAGCGGGCGGATGGCTCGACTCCACTCACAACGATCTCTTCGATTACGGCTGAGTAAACATGACCGCCTGCCCAGTCTTTTGGATATGTATTGTCAGCGTTTGGGGCTAGTGCCTGATTTTTGCTGAGCCGCAGGTGAGTGCCGATGCCGCGCAATGTGTTTAGCCCCTGCTGCACCTGCGCTTCGCGGGTGGTGCGTTCGGCGATGGCGCGGTCTAGCACCTCGTTGGCTTTGTCGAACAACTGGGTTGCCCGCTCTAATAGTGTCGTCATTAAACTGTCTCCAGTTGTTGTTTGAGGATTTCGGACATCAGGTGCATGGAGACACCTGCGGTTTGGCGGTATGCGCCCATTGCAAAAGCGTAGGGCTTGTCGCCCTCTTGGTGTTCGGGGTGTATGGCATAGCGGGTGGTGGCACTGCCCGCGCCGATGATTGGCGGGGTTTGCATCCAGATACCGGATGCACGCATCTTCCGTGCCGCGCCGTCGCCGCACATCACCCAGTATTCGCCGGTGGCAGTGTCGGCAGCCTCCGCGTTGGACGCGCCGCTGTACAATTCCGCCGGGGTCATAAAGTACGCCCCAGCGGCGGGGTTCAGCCCCCGAATGGGGTTGGCTTGCGTCCCTGCGGTGTCGTAATTGCCGCTATCCGCTACCGTTGGGACGTTGTGGGGATTCCAACTTTCCAGCGGGGTGCGGATAACGATTTCCATTGGGATTGCCCACGACCAGCGATAAGTGGCCGCGCCTAATTTCATCGGCAACACCTCGGTGCGGGTGTTGCTGGCGACAAACAAATACGGGTCATAATCACTGCGGATGAAGTGGTGGCGGTTCGCCGCATCGTCGCCCAAGGCTTGTGCAAAACGGTTGTAGTACGCTGCATTCAGCGGCTTGTTGCCATCCGCCCATGTGCGGATGGATTCCGCTACGCCGTAACGGGTGTGGGTTTCGGTGAGGTTTGCGCCTGCGCCATCCAGCCCCGGCAACAGGGACATCATCGTATCCAGTGCGCCCGGTGCGTTCGCGCCGTCTATCACGCGGTAACGCTGGCTGGAGCGACCCCAGCCACCTTCTTCAAACGTCAAATCCTCGACAGGTTCGAGGTATTGGCGCACATCGCCCATGCTGGTCAGTGCGGTGCAAACCATTCGGTAGCGCAGGATACCTAGTTGCGGATTACCCGCAGCATCTACCCATGCCACTAGCGGCATTTCGACCGATTGGTTTTCAAAGCGATCTTTTAAGCCAGAATGGGCGTAGTGCATCATCAGGCGTAGCGCGTCGGTCATGCTGTTGGTTTGCAGGGCATGGCGTTGGCTGTGGAAAGTGTCTCCAATTGTGCTGCTGTACGGCTCAAACCAGACCTCAAGCGCGGTCAAATCCGCGCGGAATCCAACGGGGAATTCGCCCGCGTTGTAACGCCGGAACAATTCCACCATTGCTGCTGTTTGACCCGCTACCGTGGTTTCGCTGGTGATTGCAGGTGGTAACGGTGGCGGTAGCAGTTTCTCCGTCGCCAGCCATGCCGACCCCACGTCAGCGGGGCGTTCCATGTGGTGGTCGCGGTGACGCGCTTTGAATGTCCAGCCGTTGATTACGCCCCAGACTTCACCTGTACCGACTAGATCGCCCCATTCGGGGTGCTGGTGCATGTGTCCCGGCGTGCCTTTTTCGCTGGATGCTGTGCCGCGCAAATCGCCGTGGTAAGTGTATTGGCGGATAGCCATTAGCCCCGAATGCCCACGAGCGCGGCGGTACATCGCCTGCGTGTGCTGTTCCCATGCGAGCAGTTGCAAAAACTGTTTGGCTTGTTCATCCAGTGCCGTTTGTGCTGCTTTGGCGGCAACGCGCTCGTCGAGAGCCGTCAGGTGTTCATTTCGGGCAAGGTCTGCCAATGCTTTGGTGAGCGCATCGCGCTGTAGGTTGTAAATCGCGGCTTCAAGGTCGTCTTGGAACAGCGACAGCGGGATATTGTGATGCTCAATTGTGATGCTGTTAGCCGGGAATGTCCCCAGCACCAGATTGACCGCCAGCAGCGCGTTGTCAAGAATAGGGCTGATCGTCATCAATCCTTGTACGGCACTGCCATAGATAGCGATGACATTCTTATCAGCGTCACATAATGCAAACTCTGAAAAAATCCATTCGGCTTCACGAATACCAACTAAATCAACAGCAAGTTGCCATTGATACGGGTTTACCTGCTCGGCATGAATGACTTCAACGAAACCTACGGGCGTTTTTAGTGTATCCGTTACAGCACGTCCGGCTGCATCCAGCACGATTTGCTGTAAACCACTGCCAACGGCGATGTATTTGACTTGCACGGCAAGTCCGCCCGCACTGGCTGCGATAGCCCTTGCCATGCCGCTGGCGGTAGGGTAGGGAATAATGTTCAGGCTCAAAGGGATGCCTCCAATCGTAAATGAGTGGTCATTTGACCGCTTATGCCTACGCCAGCAGGCGCAGTGGCACGGGTGGCAGTGCGCAGGTGCTTTGCATCGGTGCGCTGGTGCGTGGTGAGTTGCCCACTTGTGCCTATGCCTACGCCAGAGGGCGCAGTGGCACGGGTGGCAGTGCGCAGGTGCTTTGCGTCGGTACGCTGGTGTGTGGTGAGTTGCCCACTTGTGCCTATGCCCACGCCAGCAGGCGCAGTGGCACGGGTGGCAGTGCGCAGGTGCTTTGCGTCAGTACGCTGGTGCGTGGTGAGTTGCCCGCTTGTGCCTATGCACACGCCCGATGGGGATGCTTCAACCGCCAACGTAAATTTGTAATGGATACTGGCGCGTTTGCTGCGATTGAGTTGCTCCAAAATATCGCGCACTGCCTCCGCCCCGATGATCATGTCAGCAGCAGGGTTGAGGATAGTATTAATCCACAAGGTAACGTCCATCGTGCCGGGTTCACCCGGCGGTTGCATTTCGTGCCAGTAGACGATTTCAGGGCGGACACCCAATGCAGCCAGCGCGTCCATTACGCCGCCGTGAGTCCCTTTATGCCGGTGCATTTCCAGCGCGTTTGCGCATACAGCGCGTTTTATGGCTTCGGGCCAGCGGTCATTCCAAAGGTCGACTGACAAGGCGTAAGCCAACCACGGCAGAAATTCCAACGGGCATTTCATCGGGTCGTGCAAATCGCGGATGATGTCGGCATTTACGCGACAGTATTTTTGCGCAGCGTGGCTTTCCAGCTCGCGCTCAAACGGCGTGGCGTTAGGAATCAGGCTGTGGTCACAGTGGCTCATGCGTACACCTCCGTGACGTTGACCGTTTCGCAATACGCGGCTTGGTGGGCAGCGAGTGCCAACGGCAACACAGGCGATTGAATCAGTGCGCGGTAAACTGTGGGTTGGCGCAATGCCGCCAGTAGCCCGTCTTCGTCAACGATATGCCCGATGCGCTCGGACTGTTCGCGGTATTTTTTAAGCGCGGCGGTAATCGCTGTCATGACTGGCGTGGATGAAGCGCCACGATACAGTTGCACGGTTGCGTTGAGTGTGTAGCGCACGATTTCCGCACTGCGAACCGTTACCAGATCGCCTTGCGGGAATGCGTAATGCCCTGTCACGGCGTGACGTACTGTTTCCAGCAATTCGGGTGATGCAGTGCCATCCCCGTCGTGGGATAGCACGGTGAGGGTCATGTGATAGGGCGCAGGGCTGACGGCGGTGATGTCTTTCACCAGACCTGACGCTGACAAAGCGTGGAAAATGTACCAGCCGGTGCTGCCACCTTTTGCCAACCCTTCAATCGACAGCATCATGCGGGTGCGGTATGCAGCGTCGCTTTCCATCACTGCGGGGGTTGTCGCAGTCGCGGGTATGACGGTCAAGCGTTGCAGGCGGTAGTAGCGAAGCCCGATATGGTCGAGGTCAGCACCCGTGGCATAGGCTGGCATGGTTGCCAATGCTGCTTCGTTGATGCGCTGACGCAGCAGTAATTCGCGGTACACGTCTGCTTGGATGTGGCGGGTGCTGGGGTCGGATTCTAGGTCAAGGTAATACAGCCCCGCGTCAGCGTTGACGGGGACTTTCCAATACGTTTCGGTGTCGGTTTGCACCAGTTCGGCAGCACGGTATACGGGTTGCCCATTCTCAAAAATTAGGGGTTGTAGAGCCTGAAACTCGGTTTTTCGCTCTGCAAACAGGGTTTCGTAGTCCAGCGGCTCTACAACTGACGGTTTTGGCAGTTGAGATAGATCAGCATCGTGATAGGGGAGTACGCGGTCAATGCTCATGCCGCTACCCCTACGCTGATTTCCGCACCGTTGTAGTCACCGCGCAGGGTGCAGAACAGCTTGCCGTTGCTTTGCTCTTCGGTCGTGCCGGTGAGTTTGACTTGCTTCAAACGGAAACGCGGCTCCCACTTTTCGAGGGCTTCGGCGATGTCAGCAATGATGCCGACGCGGGTAAGGTCATTCTGGGGCTGGTCAATCCGCTCAAACAGGTTACTGCCGTATGTCCGGCGCATGACTCGCGAGCCAATGCGGGTGTGGAGGATGTCGGCAATCGACTGTTTTAGATGATCGACTCCAGTTAAGCGTCTGCCCGTTTTCGCACACATGCCTTGGCGTTGCTTGCGGCTGGCGATGGCGGCGATGCGGGTAACGGTAGTCGGGGCAACACCAGCCGACGGGCGGCTGGTGCTGGATGGCGCGGACGACAGCAGGCTAATCACCGTATCCAGTTTGCTGGATAACGGCGTGACGGTGCTGTTGAGTTCTACCCCAACCGCATAACCGAATTGTGCCAGTGCGTCAGCCATACGTCAGTTACACCACAGGTACGCGGCCATAACCGAAGGCGGACGGCTGTGCCGCCAAACCACGGCGGAATTCGTTCACCGCTGCTGGCACATCAACGCCGACGAATTTGCTTTCCAGCATATCCAAGCGGTTGCCGTATTCCGTTTGTTTGGTTTGCAGCGCAAGGATTTCATTCTGACGCAGGGTCATTGAGCTGGTCAACGTGGTGATCTGACCCTGAATCGTGGCGATGGTTTGGTCGGTCAAACCGTCCTTATTTTCCAGCGCAGTCTTCAGGGTTTGGATTTCACCGCGAATCGCTTGCTCTTCGCCTTTCGCACGCAGGATTTCCGCGTCAATGCGACCGTTGACGTTGGTCATCCATGTGGAGATGTCTTGCGTCGTTTGGTTGGCAAAGTTTTTCAGCGTAAGAATATCGGCTTCGGACTGCTCAATGCGGGTCAACAAGCCAACGTAGTTGTTGCTGATCAGGGTATAGAGGTTTTGCCCTTCGTCCCATTCGGGTGTACCGGGTTGGGCATCCGCGATTTTCAGCAAGTTGGCGATGATACCATTAACACGGGTATCTTCTTGTGCCAGCACCGTGTATTTGCCGTCGATGTAGGCACGGGTGTCAGCATCCTTGGCGGCGACAAACGCTTCAACGTCGCGACCGAAGTTATAGCCAACACGTTGCAAAATTTCGGAGAGGTTCGGGATATTAGTAATGTCAGTCATGACGCTTTCCTTCGTTGGGAGTAAACCAGCTCACGCTGGGGTTAAAAAATCAGGCGGGTTTGCCAGTTCTGGCTTTACCTGCGGTTACGTCTTTATGGATGTGGTTTTTCAGGCTGATGCCGTCTGCAATTACGTCGCCGTTGACAATGACATTACCCACTGCGGTGATGGTGATTGCGCCCGTCGCCACGTTGTGTTGAATACTGTTACCGTTTTCAAACTGGATCAGGTCAATGTTTTCGTCGGTGCTGGGTGCGTCGTTGGCGTTGTGGTACAGCTCCCCGATGATGACACCTTGCGAAGGGTCGCCAGCGCGGCATAGCACGATAAATTGTTGCCCGACTTTGACAGGTCGCCAGCGTTTGTAATTGCGCCCGGTGTCAGCGGGGTACGGTAGCCAACCTGTGGTTAATGCACCTTCTGTGATCCGCAGTTTTTTCGCCGCGTGGTCGACTTCGGAGACTGTGCCGAAGATGACCAGGGCGGCGAATTTGCGTTGGAGTTCGGCGAGGTCGTAGCTCATAGGTGGTGCATCGTCAGTTAGCGTTCCGGTGTTGGCGTATCCCGGTTAGCGTATGCAGCACGATTGCAAACGGAAAGCGGGCGCGTCCTTAATGCGCGTTGTTTAGGGATGCGCCCAGCAATCATTTCAGTGCCAGTATGATTGCTGGTGCTTGCCAGATTGCTATGCAAAGCAACAACGTCAACAGAATCAGTAGGAATCGCCAAAAAGACATTTTGTTCACCATCCGCAGTAACGCGATAAAAGTTTTGGTATACTCGTTCATGTTAATTTCCTGCCTGCCTCAAATGGTGCTTGCAACACCTTGGCAGGCTTTTTTTTGCCTAATGCCGTCATCACGACGGGTCAGCCGTTAGTTTGCAGGGTGCGGGGTTGCGGTGCTGGTGGGTGCATCCTTAATGCGCTGCATTCAGGATGTGACAGGCACAAAAAAGCCCACGCGGTGGTGGGCTTCGTTTGAATTCTGTTACAGATTTCAAGTTAGGGGTTTTTATCCCCGGTTGGCTTTCATTTGGCGGAACGTGTGGGCATAGATCATGCTCGTGGAATGACTCACCTTGCTGGCTAGAGTCGTTGGCACTGGCACAGTCATCGGCAATGGAGCGTAGTTGTTCTGGATGCTGCGGCTTAACGCTTCGCCGAATATTTTTGATAGGGCAACCACGGAATCACACACATCAATCCAGTCATCCATCGGGATGGTGATGGAGTCTGGAAGCTGTGGTCTGCCATCAACCATCAGCGGCTGCCCTGCCCCGCCATAGTACGGCTGCGAAGTCACCCCATAGTCACCCATCCAGACCAACGCCTTGCCCGTGTTATCCAGCACGCTCTTGTGGATCATGATGAACTCAGGGTCAACGCGGGGTTGCTTGGCGCGACGTTCGCACTCGATGAAATACCGCCGTGCTTCCCTGCCCTTGTCGTTCTTCTCGACCATCGCGAGTTCCTTCGCCATTTCCAACGTCAGGAAGTAGTCAATGGAGCGACGATCACCACCCCGCCCTTTTTTGATTCCCCCGTTTTGGTGAATCAATACGAAGTCATAACCTTCAGAAAAACCATACTCGGCAATGCGGTCTTTCACCCAAGTTGCGAAGTCACGCCCAACCTGCAAAAAGTTGTGTAAGTCGCGGGCATTCACGCACTGTTCTTGTGTGCCAGAAACGGTATGGGAAGTTATGCGGATGATGCTATTATCTTGCGTAGTCATAATGTGTACCTCTGATTCAGGTCATGTTGTGGTTAGACCCGCTTTGATGCTGGTAACATCTTAGCGGGTTGTCTTGTATAACAATCGTTATACGTTTATAGTATAGGCATATTTCAACCAAAGCAAGAGTTTTAGATATGCCAAAAATTCAATTCAATATGCGGATTGAGCAAGACCTTAAAATGGGCTTGGAAGAATCTGCAAAATCACAGAACCGGACAGCAAGCAACCTTGTTGAGTGGCTGATCAAGCAATACCTTGAGCAGCTTGCTAAGCGCAGCGCACCCTCACCTGATGCGTTTGATGCGAAGATTGCAGCGGATGCGGAGGCGGGAAAGCTGGATTTCTTGCTGGAAGAAGCCAAAAACGAGTATGACGCTGGCAAACTGAAGGGATGCGGGAATGTATGATATTGAGGTAACGGAAGTATTTCAGACGTGGTTCAACGACCTGCCCCGCACGGTGGCTTTCCGTATCACTTCCCGCATTGACCGCGTGAGGGATGGGAATTTCGGCGATGCAAAGCGGCTGGATGAGTCCCTGTCAGAATTACGCTTCTTTTTCGGGTCAGGTTATCGGATTTATTACACCATCAGGGGTGGTGCGGTGGTCTTGCTATTGGCTGGCGGCGACAAGTCCAGCCAAGCGAAGGACATCAAGAAAGCACGAACCCTGTTAACTGAGTTGGAGTGATGAGTATGGCTATCAAAACAAAACCGTTTGACGTGTCTGCACACCTGCAAACGGATGAGGATATTCGGGAATTCCTCAACATCATGCTGGAAGAAAACGGCACAGAAGGCTTTGAACGTGCTTTGGCGTATGTTGCCACTGCCAAAGGCATGACTGACATTGTGCGGCTAGATACCCGCCCCTTGTCGCTGGAGACGATTGATAAGGCAGTGCATTCCCTTGGCTTGCGCCTGTCAGTGCAAATGGCGGCATGAGCAACAAAAAAGCCCCGCCAGTCGGGGCTTTTGTTGGTGTCACTGGGTGTACTCGTGGTACTGGGCGATGGCGCTCTTGCTCTGGTTCTTGTCGATCACGTACTTTTCATCTGGAACTTTTCCGTCTTTCAGCCACTTTTCCAAGGATTTTTCTGTCAGGTGATAACCAATGGAATTCCCGTTTCCATCCATATTCTTCACTTCCAGAGGGTCTAGCGATGAAATAACCTGTAAATTCCTACCCTGTCCACCGTGGAATGTATCGCCTTCTTCAAAGGCATATTCCCTTGGGTTTGATATGGCAAAACTTCCGTACTGAATCAACTTGCTAAGGCGTTCTTTACGGAGCTTATCAAATTCTGGGTATTTGGGGTGGTCAGCAATTTTCGGTGACTTTCCGTGCTGCTGCTTGTATTGATCACAATACACCTTATTCTTGTTTTGTGTTCTGAATGGCTCAAGAAGAACATTAAGCTCACTGTATCTTGGATTTTCCTTCTCCCATGCCTTCCGTAACTTCATAGTTGGCTCTGGGTCGGTAAAATACTTCCACTGGATGCCAAACGCTGACCAATGCGCTTTTTTAACAGCGTAAGACCACGCGGCAAACTCTGCCGTAGCTTCGTCTTCCGTGATTGGTATCCAATCAGCCGATTTTTCCTTGGAAACATAACCATCTGGCAATATGCCATCATTAATAAATTCGTAAAACTGGTCAGTCGTGATGATGGAAACCTTTTTGTTTTCAGCATCTTCCATTGCTTTCCCACAGAGACCGTCGCCAACACACAAGAAATCGAGCTTTGAACTGACACTATATCTGACGCGCATAGTGTTCTCCCTAGCCAAACTTTCGAGTCCTTCACGATCGTCAGCCCTGAAGCCTTTGAAACAGATGTCGAATAACTGGTCTTCGTCAAGCTCCAGAGGTTTTCGTTGCTGAGCTGCTTTCGGTATGGGAATGTCGGCAAATCCATTAAGAGCAGACTCGTCTGAAATATGCTGAACAATCCTATCTTTACGGAAAGTTCTCATTCCACCTGAATATTCACAATATCCCCTGATATATGCTTTATCTTCCTTGAAGTTGGTCAACTTCCGCAGCGTCTCTTGACCGGAACTATCACGATAAACAAACAACATAGCCACCCCCATGACAGAAAATATTCAATAAGCTGATTGAATGGTTATTTTCTATCAGTGTCAAGGGTGGAAACTTACCCAACCTGCGATAGGATCAAGCCGACCACACCAACGGCGGTGCTGATGGCATCGTTGTGGATGGCGGAAACAATCCGTTCCCCCAGCGTTTGCTTGTACTCAAGGCTTTCCGGGCTGGACTTGAGCGCGGCAAGTCCTTTGGCGGTCAGCACCACGCCCGAAGCGTGGCATTGCCCAAACGTCACCACCTTCACATACCCCTCATTGTGTAACCAGCGTAACGAATGGATGCAGAGGTTGGCTTCACGGGTCACGTTCCCGTAGTCGTCAATTTGTGACGCACCCATCAGGGTCATGCAATCGACACTGACCGCCAACGGGAACGCGCCGTAGAGCTGGGCAAACACCCGTGCGGTGATTTCATCGAATAGCTGCATGTTGGTTTTGTCCATGAGTCTGCTCCTGTGTTGGTGGCAGGTATCTTACCCGTTTATGCTTGTGCCGACAGATACCGTTGTAGGATGCTCTCAATCGCTGGCACGTCATCGGGTTCAAACTGCACGAGTTCGCGGGAGGGGTATTTGATGCCGTTCTCGCTTGCGCCGTGGTCGTGGATGGTGGCAAGCCGTGCGGCATGACCATAAATACCCACTTCCGCCTTGTCTGGCGTGGACTTGGCTCTGATGTGACGTTTGAACCCCAGTAACATTTTTCGCTTGGGAATAAAGCGTTTGGATTTACCGTTCTTCAAGATCTTAAAGCGCGGTTTTCTTGGGGCATACGCTGTGCCATCGGCGTTTTTCTGTTGACTGACCCGCTGGCGATTGCGCTTGAGTAAATAGTTGGAGATTTCCCGCATGGCTCGCTTACGGGTGGCGGGTTTCAAAAAGCTAAACTGCTGTTTCAGCCATTCATTCATCCAGCGCGTCCTGCATCAAGGTTTCTTCGCCGCTGCGGGCATCGTGCAGCCACACGGGTACATCAGCGTACAGCGGGTCAAGCAGCACCGAGGGCTGGATACAGGTGGTGACTTCGCCATCCTTGAGCAGGGTTTTTTCCGTGACCTGCAAGCCAAACCAGACATTGGTGGTTTCAGTATTGAGGTTGTCGGCTTCCCAACCGAAGGCGGTTTTGCCGCGCTCTGGCTGGTAGACGTTCATCCACCACAACAGGGCGAACTTGACCTTGCGCAGGTCACGGGTCTTGATCGGGAAATTCTGGATGTAGCCGTTGATCTGGTACTTGTCGAGGTAAGCCAGATTCGGGCTACCGTCGTACACGGGTGGGGCTTCGACTTCGCCCTCTTCCACCCACACGTCCAGCTCTTCTTCGGTCAGCAAGCCGGATTTGATCAGGTAATTGTAGAGGTGTTGCGCTTTGTTCATATCAGCTCAATCGTGCAGCGGGGCTTGCCCAGCAATTGGCGCACGGCTTCACGGCTTTCCTGATCATAATCGTCTGCGGTCAGTTCCAAGTCATCAGCACGGTCATGCCCTAAGCGGGTAGTCTGGGTGTCGCGGTAGCGTTCAACCAGCCGCGCTTTGGCGTGGGCATAAACCGCCGTGCGGTACTGCATGACCTTCTCGTTGCAGTCACCGTAATGGTTGGCTGGCACGGTTTCGAGGCTAAAAAAGCCGTTACGGACTTGTTGGCAAACCCAGTTCGTGCCCTCTTCCATCGCGCTATCGTCCAGCAGTTCGCGGTTGATGCGCGTCATCGCTTGTTGCAGGGCTTGGATTTGGCGGTCTTCCCCCGCGCCGTTATCGACACGGTAACGGGACTGGAAGTCACGTAGGGCAATATCAGGGAAAAATTCCATATTGGGCAACATCACCTGTCCGGTGTTGTCCTGCCCTTTTTGGGCAACCGTGGAAAACGGCGGGGTAAGGTCAGCTTCCGTGACCATAGGCAACCAGTAGGCAAATCACCAAAAACAGTAACGCAATCCAATGATTGATAATGAATCGCCCCACAAAATCAATGATCATGTTTTGCTCCCCAAGTATTTGTTCAGGACTTTTTCAAGCCCTTGTTCACCAATGGAAGCCAGTACGCAGGCCACCCCAACAATTACCACCGGGTCTGTATCTGCTGGCATCCAAACCAATCCGATAAAAGCCGCCATTGCCAAGGCTGCGGTGACGATGGCCCGCCCGACGATCAGCCGCCATGTCAACACTTCGGGTGACAGTAGCAGCTTGGCTATGCCGATTGCTGCGCCAATGGCTGCAACAATGAAGCCGAAGACCATCATTTCGTTATCGTTTTTCATGCCCTGTCCTTATAAAAAAACAGCGTCGTCCGTCACGAGAGGGCAGTAAGGCAAGGAGAGAACCCCTGCCGTCAGTGACGGGGACGCTGAGTGCTGGTGGCAGCTATTGACTGCTGCTTTCAGCAGAAACTACGGGTGCAGATGCTTCTGGCATTTGCTTTTCAATGTTTTTGATCAAGGTTGCCACACCGGAGCGGGCATCCATCGCGTAGACCTTTTTCAGCAAGGCAACTGCCTTGGCAGGGTCGGTGTCTTTGACCGCCAGACCACACGCTTTAAGCAACTTGACCTTGATGGCATCGTGCATATCGAACGGCGACACGAGGTCATACAGTTGCTGGAGCATGGCGGCATGGTCAGCCGTTGTTTTGCTGACGGTTTCGGTATCGCCCTTGAGCAGGTCGTTGCAGATGTATTCCGCCAGCAGCCCCGGCACATCGTTTTGGAAACGTTCCGGCATTTTCAAGCCGTGCCGGATAGCGTATTCGCCAATGTCCAACGCCTTGACGTAATCAGCCACGTCGATGTGCCACACGAGGTTGTAGAGCAGTACGTCGTCAGGTTGCCCCGCATCCGCTGCCAAGACCCCGGCAATGTAGTCGGCGTATTCGGGCAGAAGCTGGGTGCGCTTGAGTTCCACTTTGGCTTCCGTTGCCTTGATCATTTTCAGGCGGCGCAGGTCAATACGCAGCTTGCCCAGCATCAGTTTGTGCTGGTTAGTCTCGGTGATGGATACCCCAGTGGCACTGGCACGCGCGGCTTCTTTGGCGGCCCGTTGCTGACTGTAGGATTTGGCGCAAATGCTCATGCCGACTCCTTACCACTTGCCCAGCACGATGTTTTGGCTCTTGGCATAACAAATCATGCCGTAATCCTCAACCACGTAGGCTTCGTTTATGCTGATGTAGTTTTCCACGCGGTCACGTTTGGCGTTGTCCACGATGGTGCGGCGCAAAGTATTTTCCTGCGAGTAAATCGACAGGTTATCCAAGCGCGTGATCATGATGCCTTTTGAGGGGAAAAATGGTACGCGCACCGCAGGCATTCCACCGACTTTCTTGTTGGCTAGGATAATATCCATCGCGTTGCGTTCGGTGGGCTGACCGTAGCTGTTCACCAAGTCAAAGAACTTGTCGTTGAAGATTTCACGCCCGATCACGCACACCAGCCCGGTGTCTTCCTGATACCACTCTTCGATCAAGTTGTTGATCATGTCCATGGCCAGCGCGTCGATATTGAGGTAATCGCCACCTTCACCAATGCGGATTTCACCCGGTGCTTTATCGCCTTCAGTCAGGATGCGCTCTGGCGCTTTGGTTTCCAGATGTTTCAGCCAGCCAACATTGACATCTTGCAGCAGCGGGTTAGCGGTGCGGTCGGAATTAGCCACGCGGCTTTCGCCGTTCCAGCCAATCATCAAACGGTCACGCGCCATTTGCTGGACGATATGGGTGCTGATGCGTGATTCAAAATCATCAAACTTCGCCCACATATTCAGTTTCTGGTAACGGATATGGGTGTCGAAGTTGGTTTGTTCGCAACGGTAGCGGTCAACCAGATTCATATCGGTCGGGTCTTGGGTATCACGATCCTTAACCAGCGTGTCAGTGGTGCTGGCGATGGTGGTGGTGATGTCCATACCCAGCTTTTCACCTTCTTGCTCTGGGACGGTGTGCAAATTGATGCGGCTCAAAAAACCCGCGTCTTCGTGCATGATGCTTTCCAGTTCCTGATGGATGCTGGGAGCTACCGAAAACTTGAAGCTGCTGAAGTTCAAGCCGCGTGTGGAGACGTTGTTCTTTTCCGCAACCCCTTCAAGGTAGGCTTGGTATAAATCGCGTGTTTCGTTTCTCATTGTTGTTTTCCTTAGAAAAAGCCTTTCTTCTTGCCGGATTCGCCACCTTCACTGCCGCCTGCGGCTTTGGGTGCTGGCTTATTGGTGGAGTGTTTTTCTACGTCCTTGCGGAACGCTTGCAGTTCTTTCAGGCTGGCTTCCAGTTGGGTAAATTTGCCCGATAGGTCTTTGTGTTCCTGTTGCAGCTTGCGGTAGTTGCCTTGGGTGGTGTCCAGCTCTTGCGCCAGCAGTTCCATTGATTTTTCGTGTTCGCTGAAACGGCTGTCGTTGGTGGTTTCGTGCTTGCTGAACATCTTTTTCAAGCGGCTGAACAAGCCTTCACGCTGCGTGGTGTCGTCTTCGTCGTCTTCGAGCTTTAACTCGGTTTCCAAGTATTCGGAGAATAGCTTGCCTTGCAGTTCGGCAAAGTTGTTTTTTTGGCTGAATGCCAGCATTTGTGTGCCTTGGGACGCGGGGCTGTCGGTGACTGCCAATCCGGTGAGGTAGGCTTTGCCCGTACCAGCGTAGTCGGGGTCGATTTCTACCGAGGTGAACACCTTTTGGCGTTGCTGGTTCATTTTCAGCAATTGGTCGGTGGGTTGCAGTTCCGCGTAAAGCCCCAGCCGTTTCTTGCCATCGACTTCCACTTCTTCGGTTTTCAGGGAGATGACATCACCCAACGCGGGGAATGCGCCGTCAGAAAACAGGCTGCGGAAGTGTTCCAGCCAGATACGCGCCCCGTGCTTTTTGTCGGGGTCGTATTGTTCCGCCATTTGCTGGATTTGCTTGCGGGAGATGGTGCGCCCGTCGATGGTCGCGCCTTCAAGGGCAATTCGTGTGTATTTGGGCATTTGTAATTCCTAGGGTAAGGGTCGTCACCACATTACCAACCCATTCGGATCAATGAGCGGGTCAACTGGACTTTTCTGGCTCACGCCATACTGTTCAACACTTTCTAAGGGATTGCCGCTGCGCTCAATAGTGCGCGTCCTTAATGCGCGTTGTTTAGGGATGCGCCCACCCGCCTTGTGTCCCCCGCCCCTTTATCCTACCTGCATGGATCAGGAAAAAACCAACCTTCGCACCGAAGCCGCCACACGATACTGGCAAGGCTACAAAGTCCCGGAAATCGCTATCGCGCTGGATGTGCCAGAGGCGACGGTGTACTCGTGGAAAAAGCGCGACGATTGGGACAAAGCATCAGTGGCGCAAAAGGTGGAAACCGCAGCAGAAGCGCGGATGCTGCAAATCATCGGCAAGGATGACCCGACCGAAGCGGATATGCGGGTGTTCGATATGTTGCTGCGGGCCATTGAGCGCACCGCCAAGATCAAGAATTTCCAAGGCTCAGGCAAACCCAAGGAACTGAACCCCAAGCTGGAAAACCGGGGCAGGAAAACCGACCAGGAGAAGAATTACCTGTCGGAAGAGGACATCGAGAAGCTGGAAGCAGCGTTCCGCGAGATGTTCCAGAAATACCTGTACCAGTGGGATTTATACGAGGCGTGGTTCAAGCACGACATCCTGAACCTCCTAAAATCTCGCCAGATTGGTTTAACGTTCTTTTGGGCGTTGTTTGGTGCGCTCCACGCCATCAAGACTGGGGATAACTGGATTTTCCTGTCCGCGTCCAAGAATCAGGCGCACATTTTCAAGAACTACATCATCAAGTGGGTGCGGTCTGTCACGGGGGTGGAACTCAAGGGCGACCCGATCAAGCTGTGGAACGGGGCGGAAATCTACTTTCTGGGGACAAACAAAAGCACTGCGCAGGGCTACCACGGGCATCTGGTCTGTGATGAGTACCAGTGGATCCACAAATTCGGGGAGTTTCAGGCGGCATCATCCGGGATGGCGCTGCACGACAAGTGGAAAGAGGTTTATCTCACCACGCCGTCGAATACCCAGCATGACGGCTGGAAATTCTGGGACGGGTCACACTTCAACAAAGGTCGCCCACGCTCGGAACACATCACGCTGGACGTGAGCCACAAGGCATTGAAGAAAGGACGTTTGTGTGAGGATGGGCAGTACCGCAAGATTATCACGGTAGAAGATGCACTGGCGGGTGGTGCAGATTTCTTCAATATCGAGAAATTGCGCCTGAAATATTCTCCAGCAGTTTTTGACAACCTGCTGATGTGCCAGCCCGTGGATTCCACCCAAGGCATTTTCACCCTGCAACAAATGCAGGCGTGTATGGTGGATTCGTGGGAAGAATGGCCCGACTTTGAACCGCTCTCCCCTACCCCGTTTGGGTCTGGTCAGGTGTGGATTGGTTACGACCCCAGCCGCAAGCGCGATGATGCCGCTTGTGTGGTTATCGCCCCACCGCTGGAAAATGGGGGGAAATACCGCATCCTTGAGAAATTTGCGTGGCAGGATATGTCATTCCCAGATCAGGCGGAGCATATCCGCAAACTGACCGAGAAATATAACGTCAAGCATATTGGCGTGGATTCCAGCGGTATTGGTCAGGGTGTTTACGACATTATCAAGGCGTTTTTCCCAACCGCCGTTTCGATCAATTACAGCATCCAGGTTAAAAACGATTTGGTGCTGAAAGCCATGCACTTGATCGGCAAGAAACTGTTGGCATTCGACAGCGGCTGGACGGAAATGGCACTGGCGTTTATGACCATAAAACAGGGCGTTACCCCTAGCGGCATTGTCACTTATCAGGCTGACCGTGATTCTGAAACGGGTCACGCGGATCTGGCGTGGGCTGTTATGCACGCGCTGGTTTCCATCAATATCGCCCGTCTGGTGGATGCTGACGGGGCTTCTTCACCCTCCTTCTTGGAATTCTACGAATGAAAACAACTAAGCCTAATAACCAGCGGTCACGCAAACCCGCCCAGCAAAACGATAAAGCCAATCAGAAATTCGAGGTGTTTTCTTTTGGTGATCCTGTCCCCATGCTGGATAAACAGGAGGTTCTCAATTACACGGAATCCCGCTGGAATGGTCTTTATTATGAAACACCCGTGAATATGTTCGGGTTGGCGAAGTCGCAACACGCGAATCCGTACCATGCTAGTGCGCTGGCGGTGAAGCGCAACTTGCTGACCAGTATGTTCCAGCCCCACCCGTGGTTCGGGCGGACGGAGTTTATGAAGTGGGTTCAGGACTTTCTCGTGTTTGGGAATGCCTACCTTGAGCGACACGACAATGCACGAGGGAATCCAATCCGCCTGCAATGCAGACCCGCTAAGTACACTCGACGTGGCAAGGATGAGTCGGATTTCGTCATGCTGCTGAATCAAGAGGGTTTTTACCGCAGCACTAAGGGCGTGACGGAATTAGAGACAGGTCGGGTTTTCCATCTGATTCAGCCGGACGTGAATCAGGAGATTTATGGTGTGCCGGAATACCTATCCGTATTGCAATCAGCATGGTTGGGGGAATCCGCTACCCTCTATCGCAGGAAGTATTATGCCAAGGGGCATTCAGGTTACATCCTGTATATGACGGATGCCGCCCATGAAGAGGGTGATGTTAAACGGCTACGGGAGAAATTGAAAAGCTCTACCGGATTGGATGCAGCAATTCCCGCTATCCATCGGTAATCAGAGCTTCGCAGACCTGCGAGGGCTTTGATTTTTGCAGGCACAAGCGACTCTCTCAAGCCCTGAAAGCCTGCCCGAATACCGCCTGACTTTTGCATA